CGGCATCACCCCTGAAAACCATGTCGAATTTTTCGGACGCACCAAAAGTACGCGTTGCAGGCTGTGCGATAAACCCAGGTTCCGGAGAAGCCTGTATTGCGTCCACCATGTCTCGCGGGTAGACCTGCATCCCAGGAAACTCTGAAAGGGGGGGAAACCTTAGGAAGGGGGGGTTGCTCTTGATTAAATGGACCAAAAGAGCTAAACCCTTGAGCGTGAGTATCCCAAAGAGTGAATCGAAGGCTGGATCCCGCCAATGAAGTATTCTAAGGCCCTCACTAAACAGCTGTGCGACAAGCTCATTAAAGGGCTCAACCGAGACGATGCGTGCTGTCTCGTCGGAATCAATCAGGATACTTTCTACGAGTGGCTGAAAGATCCAAAGAAACCCGAGTTTTCCGAGCACATAAAAAGAGCTGAGTCGGAGTTCAAAGAAACCAACCTCTACATCATCCAGAAAGCCAGCGTTAAATCCTGGCAGGCCGCCTCGTGGCTTTTGGAGCGCCGGCACCAGAAAGAATTTGCCCTTCAACGATTCGAGGTCACAGGGCGAGGGGGTGCGCCTCTCATTCCCGTGAGGCCCACCATTGATTTGAGCGGGCTGACCCGTGACCAGTTGGATGCACTCATCATCGCCACGTCGCTTCCGATGGTGGCCCCGCCCGCGGATGGGAATGGCAGCGGAAGCGGTAACGGCAACGGAAATGGTCATAACGGCCAAGCCCCTCACTGATGAACAGCGAATCGAGGTCAACCGCTTTGCCCGGATCGAACGCGCGCGGTGGGCCGCGAAGGACAAAGACATCCTCGCGTGGGGAAAAAACCTGTTTCCTGATAAGTTTCCGTTACCCTTCTGCCGACCCCTGCATGACTACCTTGTTGAAATACGCGGCCTACCTTTCACAGCAACTAAGGCTCCTCGTTATCACTCAAAAACCACGATTAAAGGTTTCCTCATCCCGATGTTTCAGGCCATCTATGAGCCTGATACGTTCGTACATTACCTACATGTCCAGGCAACCGACAAGAAAGCGAATGCCGTCAATCGAAGCATTCGCTACGAATTCGAGGAAAACCAGGAGCTACTTCAGCTCTGCGGTGACCTGATCGGAGACCGATGGACCGACGAACAATTCGTTTTACGCAACGGCGTGTGCTTCACAGCCGTAAGCGCCGGGCAGAGTATCCGGGGGATCAACTACCGAAACCGGAGGCCGGATTACATCATGCCGGACGACCTCTACAACGAGGACGACATCTACAACCCGGAAGCGGTCGAGAAGAAAAACGATTGGTTTTGGTCGACCCTATACCCTGCGCGTGCTCAGGGTCGCCGCACTTCTGTACAGGTGATTGGAACGGCGACCAACAAACTGGACCTCTTGAACAAGCTGGAATCCGTCCCGTGGGTCAAGAGCCGGACCTTCAAAGCAATCGTCGGGGATTGGAAGAACCGCGAAGTGCTTTGGCCGGAAAAGAACACCTTCGACCAGCTGATGAACGACATGGCCGTCATGACCACATCGATCTTCATGCGGGAAATGCAGAACGAGGAACGCGATGACGCGACCAGTATCGTCAAGGCGGCCTGGATTAAAGAGTACGACCCGGGGATCCTCGTGCCTGCCGGGAAGTTTGAATATGTCGGGTGCGAGCTCGGGGTGGACCCGAGCATCGGGCAGAAAGAGGAGAACGACTTCACCGGAATGGCGCTGATCTATAAATTCCGGTACACTGACGCCAAGGGATTCGTTTACTACATCCAAAAATTGTGGAACGAACATTGGACTCTAGACGAGAGAGTCAATAAGATCCAGGAAATTCAAGATGCTCAGCCCGCTGATCGAAAAATTACGCTCTGCCACATCGAGGGAATCGCCGGCTTCAAAGATTTCGTGGCAGAGGCTAAACGTCGTACCAATGTCCCGATACGAGAGGTCGATAAAGTTCCTGACAAGCTTGCGAATCTGGAAAATAAAGCGTGGTATTTCGAGACTAGTAAGATTTTCCTGAACCAGAACATCGATGCGAAGCTCAAGGACAACTGGAAATACCAGATGACGACCAACCACCCGAGGTACGATGATATGCGCGATGGGACTCTCCTCGTCTTGCCCTCACCGATTATGAAGCCCGACGCGATGGCTTATGCAGACTAAGCACAAAGAGATCGTCGAGGAATGCGAGTCCCTCCGCGTGTCGGTCGACATTATGTGCAAGCATCTGATCGACCTCAGGCGTGCTCCTTGCGATGTCCGTTATTTGGAAGTGCGCCAATTGGATTTCCACAATCGATTTACGCGGCTGCTTGAACTCATCGAGGAGGATTGACCTATGGGCAGCGAGACGATCAGCTTTACGCCGCGTCGAGCCGTGAAAGAAGAACTGCAATTGCTCCGGGAGCAGAACCACCTGCTGGAAAATTCCATCAAGCTCCAAGGGGCTGAATTGCAGAACGGAATCACTGGTCTCTTATCTGCGGGCATGAACCAATTCAATATCGCCAGCTTCAATCCGATGTTCCAGTCGAACATCGTGGCGCCGATCAGCATCAACTTCACGTTCCTGAATTATTTCTACAAGACCCATGGGATTATCCAGACCGCGATCAACCAGCCCGTGCTCGATGGGCTCCGGGGCGGCGTGGAAATTCATTCCGACGAAATGGATGAGGACGACATCAAAGAGCTGCAGGAGTTCATGGAGGAAATGGACATCCTGGACGGGGTGGTCGGAGGGGCCGCCACGTGGGCGCGGCTGTTCGGAGGCGGAGCGATTGTCATCAATGACGGGGCATCCGATTTCTCGGAGCCCCTTCTGCCCAACGCGCCTCTGCGTGCATTGACCCTTTACCCGGCGGCCCGGTGGGAACTCGGGAGCCCGCACAAATTGGAAGATCCTACCGCGATCGTGACGACTGACAGCCCATGGGAATATGCGGCCTCAAGGACATCGGAGTTCTACAGCTATTACGGCATGAAGCTCCACAAGTCTCGGGTATTGACCTTGACCGGCCGCGAGGCCCCCTGGATGGTGCGATGGATGCTCCAAGGGTGGGGCATGAGCGAGATCGAGCGGATGATTGAAGCTTTCAACCTCTACATCCGCACGACCAACGTGTTGTACGATTTGCTCAATGAAGCGAAGGTCGATGTTTTTATGATCGATGGGCTCCGCGAGACTCTCATGTCGGATGGCGGAAACCAGAAAATGCTGTCCCGGATCGCGACCGTCCAGGCGGCCAAGAACATGAATAACGCCCTCCTGATGGACAAAAACGACCTCTATGAGCAGAAGCAATTGACCTTCACCGGGATCGCCGAGGTGATGAAGGAAAACAAAATGGGGATCGCGGCGGCCCTGCGTATGCCGATCAGCAAGATTTTCGGCGTGTCCTCGACTGGGTTCAGCTCAGGCGAAGATGACATTGAGAATTACAACGCGATGGTCGAGTCCGATGTCCGTAACCGAATCCGGCGGCCTATTCGCCAGGTGATCGATTTGTGCATGCGGTATAAGTGGGGAACGACTTTCGACTACACCATCAAATTCAAGCCTCTCCGCGTGATGAGCGCGAAGGACGAAGAGGAAATCCGCGAGAGGAAGTTTAACCGCGTGGTGCAGCTCTATGACCGCGCGCTGATGGACAGCGAAGAGGTTGGCCAGGCCCTGCAGAAGGATGTCCTGGTCTCGGTGGATACGAAGGCGGGGGCTGGAAAGCTGGAAGACTACCCCGAAAAACCGATGGGTTCCGAGGGCGAAGAGGGTGGCGGGGCATCGGGCGGTGGTGGGTCTGCGAAGGCCGGCGCCGCTGAGGGAAAGCCTAAAAAACCAAAGGGAGAATAAAAGCCATGGAAGACAGCAACATACCAAAGATCATTCCGGTTAATGTGCAGAAGGATTCGGGGATCATCCGAGAGATCCATCTGCGGTATAACATCGTCACAAATAAGCTCGATGTCCAGGGGCATATCATGGACAAACTGGTCTGCTACCAGATGCTGATCGAGGCGGGGCATATTATCTTGTCGATGCCCGTGCCTATGCCCGCGCCTCCCGGCGGAGGGAATGGCAAAGCCGCGTGAAGACCCTCCCTCCGCAGCCGCTGAAAGACCAATACTGGGGCGACATCGAGGCCCAGCTCAAGGCGATCTTTTACGACCTCGTGTTTGCCCCGGTCGTGGACATTCTGCGAAAGGTGAACCCTCAGACCAAAGACCTCTACGAAATGCGAAATGCAGGAGGAAACCTTGTCTCCCTACTGGTGGCCATACGATCCGGGCGCGTGCAGTATTCGGAGGGCGTATTCAGCGGTGATTTCAGCGTGGCGATTTCAAAAGACCTGCGCACGATGGGGGCGTCATACGATCATCGAGCGGGCGTCTATCGGTTGGCGGTGGGCGCAGTACCTGAATTCGTGCGGGCCGAGGCCGCGAATTACATGATGACGGCCCGGGCCACCCATAACGAGATCAGCCGGAAGCTCGATGACATCCAATTGCATCTGGCTGAACTCGTGGACAAGCGGGATGTAGACCCGGACGAGGCCCTGATGAGAATCGAAAAGGGGTGGAGGGAGTCCGCGAAGATCCTGGAAGTGCAACCCAAGCTCGATGAGGCCCGGCGAGAAGCGTTGGCCGCGGACTACAATCGAAATCTGAAATTGTACATTCAGGACTTTTCCAAGCAATCGATCTTCACGCTGCGGGAAGCGGTCGAGGACAACGCCCAGCATGGGTATCGTTTTGACCGGCTCAGCGAGATGGTTCGCCATCGGTATGGAGTGAGCGCGAATAAGGCGAAGTTCCTGGCGCGGCAGGAAACAAGCTTGTTCATGGCGAAGTACCGGAAACAGCGATTCGATCAGGCGGGCGTCCGACGCTACAAATGGTCAACGTCCCATGACGAGCGCGTCCGGGATTCGCATAAGCATTTGAATGGCCAGATTTTCAGTTACGACCAGCCGCCCATCACGGATCGGGCCCGAGGAGCGAAGAACAATCCCGGGGAAGATTTCAACTGCCGATGCGTGGACATTCCCATCCTTGAAAAAGACCCCGCCTATGCGTGAACTCTTGCGTTTTGCGGGCAAATGCAGTATCACGGAGGCATACCCATGGCTGTCACTCTGAAAATCAAAACCGTTGTAGACCCCGCCACCCTTGGCCCAGTTGTCGCATCAGCTCAAGGTTCCCAGATCGTTAATGGCCTTTCCACGGCCGCGTTGCGAGTGTCCGCTCCTGCAGGGCATGGCCCGGTTGTCATGCCCTTCCCGACGCCCGGCGCCTTCTATCTCGTTCGCAATAATCGAGTGGTCGGGCCGTATAATGAGCTCAATGTTGCGAAGGATCAGGCCGCCTGGATCGCGCAGCGAGAACGGGAGTTCAACACGGACATATGAACCACAAATCCGCGCAGACTCGGATGATGGAAGGCGAGCGCCGATATGGGACACTCGAGAACGTGGCCTATGGCCGCAAGACCATCGCGGGGTATCCTGGCGGGAAAGAAATCGCTTTCGTCCACTGCCAGACGTGTGACGAGTCGATTGAGGAAAGACGGATCGAGGAATATTTGCATGATGGGCACGACGTCGAGGTCGTAATGAGGCCCCCCAAGCGATGAATACGCTCGAAGTGGATAAGACGAAATTTATCGCCGGCAAGTTGCTGGTGGTTCGCCATGGAGAAACACAGCTCAACAAAGAGAATCGACTTCGCGGATGGCTGGACGTTCCTCTTACACAGCAGGGGCAGCAGGACGCGTTGGTTATGGGTGATCGGCTCGCGGCTCGATCCATCACTAAGATTTACGCGTCGGATTTCAAAAGGACCCACGAGACCGCCGAGATCATTAACGAAAAATTGCGGGTGCCCCTCGTTCTTACTCCCGACCTGCGACCCCTCAATTTCGGAGAGTTGAACGGGACGGAGTCGGACGCCGCGCTGCCCAAGATGACCGCTGCTTTCGAGAACTGGGAACAGCACCCCGACCAGGCCGTTGAGGGCGGGGAATCGTTCAACACCTTCCAGGCGCGCAACCTCCGAATGATTGAGCGAATCGGAAACGATTTGCATAATGGCGAAGAGGTGCTGGTCGTGACCCACCTCCGAAATGTGCTTTGGCTACAAGGCTACATGGCGCATGGGGGACCACTGACTGGTGCACTTATTCACTTCGTCAATCAGAAGTCCGGAGGGCAGGAGACCGGCACCATGACGGAATACACGCTTTTGAAAAAGAACGCAGACCCCGTCATCCTTCAGAATAATAGCGAGGATGGGTGGCCGTCGATGGTCGACATGAAAGTGATCGACGCGGGCGTGGTTTTCTACGAGGATTTGCTGAACGATAAGGGCGAGCATGTCGGAGGGAATGTCCTGGTGCAGAAGGGCGCGCTCGACCGGATGGCTGAAAGTTTGAAGGGCAAACCGATCGTGAACTGGGACCACCGGACGGTCAAGCCCAAGGAATTTGGGAAGGGCGGATTCCAGGGGATCGTGACGGAAACTTATTTCAATGCCGAGGATGGGTGGTATCATGCCCGTGGCTACGTTTGGGATGAGCCGACCCGGAAGAACATCCAGAACGGTTATTCAATTTCCTGCGCCTACCAGGTGTCGGAATGGGGCGACGGGGGAACGTACCACAAAGTGCCCTATGAAAAAGAAGTCCTCAACGGAAGCTACACGCACATCGCGGTCGTATCGGTTCCCCGGTACGAAGGCGCACGGATCGAACTAATGAACTCAGGAGGCAATATTATGGGCTTGCTCAGCTTGTTTCGTAAAGATAAGCCGGACGAGAAAGTGGAATTTGACCCGACGACGACGAAGGTTCCCGTCAAGGGCGTAGGCG